CAAGGTCAGCCAATCACAGTCGTGCAAACTGCCTCAACAGGTACAACCATCCACGCAACAGGAACATCTTCTTCAACAATCGATGAAGTGTGGCTCTACGCTAACAACACTTCAACATCGCCAGTCTTGCTCACAGTTCAATTTGGCGGTACTGCATCTCCTCAGAACGCCAAGCCGATCACACTAGCTCCACAGTCAGGCGATGTTCTCATTGTTGCCGGACTTCCTTTGACTGGTGATGGTTCAGCCGCAAAGACTGTCTATGCCTACGCTGCAACCGCATCAGTCATCACGATTTCGGGCTATGTGAACAGGATCGCGTAATGGCTAATCCATCACGCAGAGGGCAAGCAGGCTCTCCAGTTTCAGGAAGTATGCAGGGCGATACATCAACGCCATTTGCTAACACTTCTGCAATCCTTCCTTACGGGTTGCAGCTTCGCCAAACAATCAACGCTGGCACAACCTCAGTCACAATCCCTGCTGGTATCACTTGGGTTTATGCCATCGCAGTTGGCGGTGGCGGTTCTAGCGGTGGAAATGGTTACGCAGGAGGTTCAGGAGCAGTTGCTTGGGGTTGGACTCTTGCCAATAGCACCTGCGTAGTTGGTGCAGGCGGCGCAGCATCCAATAGTCAAGCAGGTGGATATACGCGTTATGGAAATGTGATGGCTGCTGGCGGCACTGCTGGTACTGTCACAGCATCATTTGGTGTTGGTGGTGGAAGCGGCTCAAATGGTTCAACAAATTATTGGGGCATTCCAGGCGGCACGGCAGGAGTATCCGCAATCACTACTGGCAACGTTGGTTCAGGCGCAGGTGGCGGTTATATTTCTGCAACTGCTGGTGTATCTGGCGGTAATGGTGGTAATGGTATTTCAGGCGGTGCTGGCGGTATCTGCAACGCAGCAGGTTCTCAAACAAATACTGGTGGAAATGGTGGTTCGGGTCTAGTAGGTGGCGGCGGCGGCGGTGCAACTACTACAACAGGAACTCGTACTGGCGGCAACGGCGGCAATGGACTCAACATCCTCACAGGTGCAGTCACTACTGGCGGCACAGGCTCAACTGGTACAAACACAAATGGCGCAGGCGGTGGCGGTGCTGGTGTTGTAGGTAATGGCTCAAATGCTTCAACTACTAATGGCGGCGCAGGCGGTCTTGGTGGTGGCGGTGGCGGTGGAATGAGTGGCGGTGCTACTTATGGCGCTGGTGGCAACGGAATCCTTTATCTTTTCTACTAGGAGCAGACAATGACAGTTTCACTTTACAACAACTCATCATTTGCTGATGTTCCTTATGGCTTGAAATTGCAACAGACATTCATAGCCTCATCTTCATCAGTTGTAATCCCTGCTGGTATCAACCGAGTATATGCAGTCTGCATTGGTGGCGGTGGTGCTGGTTCTTCATCTGCTACTGGTGTAGCAACAGGCGGTGGTGCAGGTGGATACTCTGCTGGTTGGACTTTTGCAACGAATGCAGTCACAGTCGGAACTGGTGGTGCAGGAACAAGCGCCGCCGCAGCAGGTGCAAGCGGAACTTCCTCACAATATGGAATGGTCTTTGCTGGTGGTGGTAGCGGTGCTGGAACTGGCGGATTTGGCGGCGCTGCTGCTGGTGCAACAACTCTCGCAAGTGGATCAACGACTTCAACAGTTTCTTATACAGGCGCTCCAAATTCCTCAGTTGGCACTATTGGCTACGCAAGCGGTGGTGGTAACTTGTTGACAGGTTCAGGCACAATAACTGGGTTTGCCGCTGGTGCTGGCGTTTCAACAGGCGGTGGTGGATATGCAAACACTACGACGGCAGCAGGAGTAGCAACTGGTGGCGCAGGTGGGCGTGGTCTTATCTGCGGTGGTGGTGGTGCTGGAAATAACACAAACGCATCTCCAACTGGAACAATAACTGGTGGCGCTGGCGGTACAGGTGATTTTTATGCTGGCGGTACTGGCACAACTGGAACTCTTCCAACTCCGACAGGTGGTGGAGCAGGTGGTGGCGCTGGATATACAAGCGCAGGTTCTAATGCTTCAGGACTCAACGGCGGTAACGGCGGTTCGGGTGGTGGCGGTGGTGGTGCTGCAGTCTTTGGTGGCACAGGTGGCTCAGGCGGTAACGGCGTAGTCTTCCTCTACTATTAGGAGCAACGATGACAACACGATATGAATATCAATCAACTTGCTGCGCTACGAGCTACATGGAGACTCGCAACGAGTCCGATCCACAGGTCTTTACAACCTGCGTTCAATGTGGACAGGGTGGGTATGAGTTACTCAATGAGGTCAAGCTAGAAGATTCAGCCCAGTAGTAAGGAGAAGCGTTGATGGCACTCTATAACGAAAGTATTGCCTATAACGCAACAGGCGTTGTCTATAACGCTGGCTCCGTCTCAACAAGCGGTTCCGGGTTGATCACACTTACTGGAACTGCCTCAGACTCTCTTTCCTTTGCAACATCAGGCTCAGGCTCGATCACACTCACAGGATCGGCATCGGTCTCACTTTCCTTCGCTTCATCGGCGACAGGATCGATCAGCCTTGTCGCAACTGCAACTGACTCCATCCTCTTCGCTACATCGGCAAGCGGTTCCATCAGCCTTGTCGCAATGGCAACTGATTCGGTCGCATTCGCCTCAACAGGCTCAGGCTCCATCAACCTTGTCGGAACTGCCAACACAAGCACCGCAACGGCAACATCAGGCTCAGGTTCGATCAGCATCTCGGCAAGCGTTACCGATTCTCTTTCCTACCCAGTAACGGCAAGCGGATCAATCAGCCTTGTCGCAACTGCCTCAACAAGCCTTCGCTATCCAACCCTGCTGACTGGATCGATCGCTCTCGTTGCAACAGGGTCAGGAACTCTCAAGCTCGCAACAACTGGCGCTGGCAACATCGCCATCGATGGCGTTGCATCAGATTTCATCTACTTCTCAACATCGGCTTCAGGTTCCCTCACTCTCAATGCTTATGGCTATGCCTACATTGGCGGCGGTGCAATCGCGAACCGATCACGACTCACAGGAACGATCACAGAGCGAGTCAGAGTCGGGGCTATGATGTCCTCGACAAAGACTCCACGAGTCGGCGCAACTATCCTTGCCCGGATTAGATCGACCGCCAAAGTTACAAATCGACCTCGTACAACTTCAACAATCACAAGGAGACCGCGATGAATTACGACTTGGGAGATGTCGTTCCGCTAGGAATTACCATCACCGATTCCACTGGCGCAAATGCCAATGCCTCGGCGGTCACTTGCACCATCTATCTTCCTGACGGCACAACGACATCAGGATCGGTCACAAATCCCTCCACAGGGCTTTACAACTGCGATTTCAGCCCATCTCAGGTCGGTCGCCACGCAGTCAAATGGGTTGCAACTGGAACGAACGCCAGCGCCTATTCTGACGATTTCCTAGTCCGCGACTTCACCGAACTCGGAATCATCTCCCTCGATGATGCAAAGAGCCATCTCAACATTCCTACCAGCGACACTTCACAAGATGAGGAACTTCGCTCCTTCATCGACTCAGCCTCAGACCTTGCCGAGTCTTATGTTGGACAGGTTCTCGGTCGCCGAACTTTCACCAGCGAACTCTATGACGGCGGTGGAGAATTCATTCGCATCCGCAATCCCAAGGCAATCTCAATCACTTCCGTCACCGAGAATGGCGCAACAGTTTCATCCTCAAACTATGTCCTCGACTACACAGGGCAACGCCTCTATCGCATCGGGTCAGGAACGCTCTATGCGACCAACTCTTACGGCTACTGGACTGCTGGAATGAACAATGTCTCGATCACCTATGTCGCAGGCTATGTCAACCCTCCAATGGCTGCCAAGCAAGGAGTTCTCGAAATCCTTCGCCATCTTTGGCAGACCCAGCGTGGCGCAATCAATGTCATGAGTCGCACCCAGTCAGGCGATGAGCTTTACTCAACCCCTACCTACTCACTCCCTCGCCGAGCAATGGAACTCCTCGATCCAACCTCATTCCCCGGAATGGCATAATTCATGGCAACCTCAACAATGCCAGCATTCACAACCGCAGTGGTCAATGCCCTCAAAGGCGCTTCCTCGCTCTCTGGAATCCGCATCTTTGATGGCATCGAGATCGATATGTCTTATCCGGGCGATGCGATCGCAGTCGGACATGATGGCAACCTTGACGGCGATGAGGTCGCAGCTTCTTCAATTCGTCAGGAATACCGCCCTCTCGGAGCGATCAGCAAGTTCGAGCATGGCTCTCTCAGTTGCTTCTTATGGTCAGCCAATGGAACGACCGACATCGCTACTCGCCGCAGTCAAGCCTTCACGCTCCTTGGAGCAGTTGAATCGGTAATCCGCGCCGATGTCTCCTTCAATGGTCTTGTTCAATTCTCAGCAATGGAACAAGGCGAGATCCGCTACCGCCAGACCGCAAATGGCGTTGGTGTCGGAATACTCTTTACAATTACCTATCAGAGCAGAATCTAGGGAGCAATCATGGCAACAGTCACAAACATCTCGCCTCTGGGCGATCTCATCATTCCAGCCCTCAACAATCTCATTGTCAAGGCTGGCGAGAGTGTTGAAGTCTCAGATGAGGCGGCAGCATCTCTCTTGGAGCAGTCTGAAAATTGGGCGGCTTCCAAAAAATCTACCCCAACAACCTCACCAGCAGACTCAATCCCTGCTTCCAGTAACTAGGAGATAAACAATGGCAATCGGCTCAGGTATTGGTTCGCAACTAGGGATTGCAGCCGAAACAACTTTCAACAACGCAATAACAGTGACTCGCTTCTATGAATTCACTTCTGAAAACCTCAGCTATAACAAGAAGGTTGCAGTCGGAATGGGTCTTCGTGCTGGCGGACAACTTTCTCGTTCTCAGCGCCGCGTGGTAACAACAACAGATGTCACTGGTGACATCGTTCTTGATCTTCCAACTCGCGGACTTGGCTTGCTTCTTGCTCAGGCGATGGGTACTTCTCCATCACCAACAACAGTGACCACTGGCGTGTATTCCTATTCCTTCACCCTCGGCGATGTTTATGGTCGCTCATTCACTGCTCAGGTCGGTGTTCCACAGTACGGCGGAACAGTAACTCCAAAGACAGTTGGCGGAGCAAAGATTCAAGGCTTTGAGTTGGCAGTTGCCACAGGCGGAATCGCGACAGGAAAGTTCACAGTTGATGCAGCTTCATTCACAACAGGAACATCTCTTGCAACCGCTTCTTATTCAACAACTGGAAACCTCTTCCACTTCGCACAAGGCGCGGTCACTGTTGCTGGTTCATCAGTTGCAAACATCAAGGACTTCACAGTGACAGTTGCTAACACTCTCAAGGGAGATCGTTACAACCTCGGCGCATCTGGTATCAAGGCAGAGCAGGTCATCAACGGATTCCGCAAGATTTCTGGAAAGTTGACTGCTGAATTCACAGACACAACTCTCCTTGCTGCTTACCTTGCAGACACAACAACTGCTCTAGTCCTCACCTTCACTGGCGCAACAATCGCTAACGGACAGGCAGAGAAGTTGACCATCACCATCCCTGCTGCAAAGTTCAATGCCGATACACCGAATGTTCCGGGTCCGGGAGTCATTGATCTCGGAATGACCTTTGAGGCATACGATGACGGCACAAACCAGCCTTTGACAATCGTTTATCAGACAGCAGATTCAGCTCTCTAATCTAAGAACAGGGGAAACAATGTCAACAAAGATCGAACTCGCGAATGGCGGCTGGGCAATCCTTCGGGATCCAGCCGCAGTTCCCGTCAGATTACGCCGACCAGTTGAGAAGATGCTCATGGTTGTCGGTCGTGGTCAGGCTAAGGCAGCGCTAGAAGCAAAGCAGGAAGCAATTGCCAACGCCAAGACTGGCGACACAATTGATGCCTCGACAATCGCAGCATCGATGGACTTATCGGTGATCGATCAATTCTATGAACTCAATGACTTGCTCATTGTTGCTCGCGTGGAATCTTGGTCATTCGATCTGCCAATCAGTGTTGCTTCACTTGGCGATCTGACACAAGAAGACTATGAATTACTCCAGAAATTAGCAGCCGACAATGTGACCAGTATGGTTCCAAACTTTGGCTTGAGCAATAACCCAGATTCCCCCACGCTGCCCTCCGGCGAATAGCGAGAGCGCTTGAGGGCGGAATAGTTCGCGAACCACTTCCTGACGAATGGAAAATCTATCGCCTTTGCACCATGCTCCACTGCACTCCTTCTCAGCTCGAAGAGGAGTCGGGGGCAACGCTAGACTGGCTTCTTGCAATTGATGAAACAGTGAATGTCACTCGAAACAAGATGGCAAATGGAGGTGCGTGATGGCAGATTCAATCAGCGCAATCTTTCATGGAGTCAAGGAATTCAAGGCAGTCACTCAATAAATTGAAGGCAGAGTCGATAAGGCAACCCTCTCGGCTCTTAGGGTCAACCAAAACAAATTGAAGTCGGCGATTCGCCGCAATCTTCGTGGCGCTCCTCGCTGGACTCAGAAAGGCGCTAACAAGATCACTGGCAAGAACTATCAAGTTCCGGGAACGACAGGTCAACACAATTCCCCACGATCAGGTGGCGCTGGAAAGATGACTGGCGTTCTCTACGCTGGAGTCGGATCCAAGAAGCCACGACTGGTCGGCAATACTTGGACAGGCGGAGTCGGAATCGGCGCTGCTCCTAACAATGTCAAGAAGCGACCACTTGAAGCGAAGTTCCCTTATTTCCGACCAGCAGTTGAAGCGACCGAGCCTCAGATGCTTGCAAATTATGAAAAGGGCTGGGATGCAGCCATCAGCCGAATGGGAGGGATCCTCTAGTGTCAATGTTGCCTCCAGTATTCGTTGAACTCAAGGCGAACATCTCTGAATTCACTGCCAAGATGGGTGAAGCTCGCGCAGAGATGTCAACAACAGAAGCCAAAGGAATGTCGTCATTCGACAAACTTGCTGGCTATGGAAAGGCTGCTCTCTTTGGGCTTGGAGTCGCCGCAGTTGGTGTTGGCACTCTTAGCATTGAGATGGCTGACAAGTTCGAGGTATCTCACGCCAAATTGGAGACCGCCCTCAAGAATGCTGGCGCAACCTTTGAGCAATTCAAGGAGCCAATCAATAAGGCTCAATCGGCAATGGAGAAATACGGCTTCACCAATGCTCAAACTCAAGAAGCCCTCGGCAATCTGACGACTGCTCTCAAAGATCCAAGCAAGGCTTTGGATTCCCTTTCCCTTGCTGCTGACTTGGCAAAATACAAGCACATTGATCTTGCTGATGCAGCGACCGCAGTCGCTCGAGCACAAGAAGGAAACCTTCGCGCTCTGAAGCAACTCGGTATCGATCTTCCTATCGCAGCAACCAGCGCTGCCAAATTGCAGAAGGCTCACGAGGATCTCGGCAAGGCTACCGATGCCGCCTCTGCCTATCTCAAGACTCATGCAGATGCAGTTGATACTTCGAGCAAGTATCACGATGCCTACGAGAAACTCCTTGCCAAAGTAGAGTCGGCTCAGACAAAGGTCAACACTCAATCTACTGCTGGAACTGCAATCATGAAGGGTCTTGCCGATGCTATCGGCGGACAAGCTGCAACTCAGGCAGAGACCTTTGCTGGCAAAATGCAGGCTCTCAAGGCTCAATCCGAAGATGTCGCAAAGAACATTGGCATGGCTCTCATTCCTATCCTTGAGAAGCTGATGGAAGCAATCAAGGGTGTCATCGACTTCTTCAAGGAACACAAACTCATTGCAGAAGCGGTTGCAGTTGTCCTCGGCACAGTCCTTACTGCTGCGATCACTGCCTACATGGTCAAGTTAGGACAAGCGGCGGTCGAATCCGTCATCAACTTTGGCAAGATGATCGCTGGCTGGGTCGCCACTGGCATTGCCGCTACCGAGGCAGGAATCGCAACGGCGGTCGCCACTGGCGGAATGAGCATCGCAATTGGCGCAATCGTTGTTGGTATTGCCTACCTTGCAACTCACTGGAAAGAAGCATGGGAAGCAATCAAGTCAGTGACTCAAGGCGCTTGGCACTTTATTGATGGCATTATGCAATCGATCAAGAACGGAATCAACGCGGTTATTGGATCAATCAAAGGCGCAATCAACGGAGTGATCGACATGATCAATCCTGTCATTATTGCCCTTGACAAGATCAAGATTCATATTCCGGGAACTAACATTGATTTCAAGATGGATATTGATACCATTCCAAAGCTTGCAGAGGGTGGAATCGTCAACTCTCCAACCTTGGCTCTTATCGGCGAGGCTGGAAGTGAGGCGGTTATTCCTCTCAGCAAGATGGGTGGCATGGGTGGCGGAATGAATGTTGTCGTCAATGTTCATGGCTCAGTCATTCAAGAGAAGGATCTGGCGATCACTGTTCGCGACAACATCGCTCAATTGATGCGCCGTAGAGGACTCGATCCAGCAATCTTAGGAGTCTAATCGATGGCACTCCTTGACGGCACAAATGCCCCGACCATCACAGTTGAATTCGACTACGGCTGGCGCAATTACTTCACCCTCGGCATTTCCCTACTCGGCGGATCCGATGTCATGGGAACGCCTTCTGGAACCAACTGGCAAA